TTTCGTCCGGGATCACGGGCGCGCGGAATGTGACGCAGGCGTTCGCGGGGTTGGCGGATGGAATTGTCGGGTCCCTGCGTAAAGTCGCGTCGCAGATGTTGACGACGCTCATCATGGAGAAATTGATCGAAGCGATCCCGGCGCTTGCGGACAAGAATCCGGCGACGGGAGTCGCGACGGCGGCGGCGAAGGGCGCGGCGCAGGCGACTCCCCTGATTTCGGCGGCGGCGGCGATGGAGGCGAGCGGCGTAACGATCACGTCGGGCGCGACGGCGTTGGGCGTGTCGGCGGTCGCGCTAGAGGCGGCGGCGGCGCAGCTGCTGATCGCGAATGAAGCAGGGGGAAGCGGCGGAGACGGAGGAGGAGGAGGCGGCGGCGGGTTTGGTGGCATCTTGTCGTCGCTGATTAGCTCGGGAGCGGGCGCGGCGGAAGGCGGAATCGTATCCGGTCCGGCGGGCGTCGACGTGATCCCGGCGCGATTGACGTCCGGCGAGTTCGTGATGCGCGAGGCGGCCGTCCGCGCGATCGGCCCGGGGGTCCTCGCGGCGATGAACCGCGGATTACGCGTCCCGTCGTTTGCGGGCAGTTCGGTCCCGAAATTCGCGGAAGGCGGGTTAGTCGAGGGGACAGGCAAAGGAAACGATCCGGCGATGGTTCATGTTCAACTCGGGCTCGAGGAAGGGATCGTCCTGAAACACATGAAGTCGAACGCGGCGGGGAAAGTCGTCGTCCAGCACCTCGCGAACAATCCGAAGACGGCGTCGAAGGCGTTGGGGAGGAGTAAATAAAATGGCGGTGTCGACGGGAACGGCGACGGACTACCTCGATCTCCTCGAAAAGTTGAATACGTTCGTCACGGGTTTAAGCGGCGGCGCGGCGTGGACAGCGTTACGAAACGTCACGGGAGAAAAAATCTGGAGTGCTCCGGGCGGCGGCGCGGATCAAATCATCGTCGGCGCGAAAGCGTTTTCGAATGTTGGCGCGGATTATTACAACTGGCGGTTGGGCGGATTTCTCGCGTTCGATCCAGCGGTCGCGTTCGAAATTCAGTCCGGGTACGTGGGAATCTGGAACGGAGCGCCCGCGCCTTCTCCGGTTCTGAATCTCTGGAACGGATCAATTCCCTATCGGTTTTATGCGTCGGGGCGGCGCGCGATCGTTCTCGCGAAAATCTCTTCCGTGTATGTGACGGCGTATCTGGGATTTCTTTCGAGTTACATTTCCCCCGGATCGTGGCCGTATCCCCTGGTCGTCGGCGGTTCGATGGCGTGGGACACGGAGCCAGCGGCGACGTCGGCGAGTTGGAGATGGAGTTACGCGGGCGCGGAAATCACAAATTTCCCGATTCCGAGATCGACAAGCAACCCGTATGACAGTTCCCTTCGCGTACGTCTTCCGTCCGGTGTCTGGATCGGGATCGAAAGGAACGCGGCGGAAACGCAGGCGAACACTGGAAAAATTTGGCCGTATTCGAACGTGATCGCCCTTCCGGATTGGCGCGACAATCTGGGCGGCGGATACATGCTGCTTCCGGTCATCCTCGCGGATGGAACGCCGAACGTGTACGGCGAACTCGACGGCGTCTTCGCGTTGACGGGATTCGGGAACGGGGCGGAGAACACGGTCACGATCGGCGGAGTCGTTCATTACGTCGTCCAGAATGTTTTCCGTACGGATCAGTTGGATTACTTCGCGATCAAAGAGGCGTAGACGATGGCGTTTGAAAATTCAGCGGCGACGAATCCGGTTGACCTCCTACAAAAATTAGTCGTTTTCCTGGTAGCGAATGGATGGACGACGGACAGGACGCAGGCGGAAGGGTTGGGATGGACGGCGACGCTCCACAACGGCGCGGTATACGTTCATTTTCGCGCGGCGATGAACGAGATCGTCCCGTTCACGGGCGACGCGGGAAGCAACGGATATTCGATTTCCCTGTACGTCGGATCGGGATATTCGAGCGGATCGGCGTTCAATTCGCAGTTGATCGGTTCTCCGATCCAGTTCGGCGGGACAGCAACCATCGGCGCGGTGATGCAGCTGCTTTCGACGGCGATCACGAATTATTACTTTTTCGCGGACGCAGGCGGCGCGAACGTCGCGGTCGTCGTCGAGAAATCGAGCGGCGTCTATGCACACATGGGATGGGGGACGTCCCTCGCGAAGATCGGGACGTGGACAGGCGGTCCGTATTTCTTCGCGTCTTCGTCGGCGTACGGGGGACACGCGGCGGGTAATTACACGGGCAGCAATTTGTCGGCGGCGGCGATGGGGACGTGGGGGGACGATAGCGGCTACTGCTCGACGTTTGTTCGCGCGGCGGTCGATTCGTTCGATGGATGGGTTTCCGTGATGTCCGGAGGACTGGGAACCGGTTACGTCGGATATTGCGGAAGACAAGGCGCGTCCTCAGTCGGGGGATTGAACAGGCTCACACCCACACAACTCCCGTCGTATACGAGCGGATGGAATGCCCCCGGATCGTTTCAGAATTCCTTGACGTCGGCGATCGACGGGCGCGCGAATCTTCTTCCGTGTCTTCTTTGGGCGTTGCGCGACGGAACGACGACGGGATTTTCGCCTCTGGGAACGATTCCGAATTGTTTCGTGTGTGATGGAGTCGGAAGGGGGTTTTCCCCCGGCAGCGACTATGCGATCGGCGCGGACACGTACACGGTTTTTCCGAACTACGCAGTAAAGAAAACGGCGTGAAATGCAACGAACGTTTCGCGGATCGATTATGCAAAATGTCGGCCAAAAGCTGGGTTTTGGGGTCCCGCCGGCGGAGCTGCAGGCCTGCGCCTGGCGCGCGGCCTAGAAACGGGTGTTTCAGGTTTTTATGGCGGATTTCGCGGGGATTATCGAAACGTTTGGCTTGCAGGCGCCGCCCGCGAATCTGACGGATTCCCTCGCACACGGCGCGGAGGAATCGAATCGATTTCCCGTTTCGGTTACCAGTCCGCCGATCAGCGGGACGACGGCGGGCGCGGGCGCGGTCGCGGTCGCGAGTGTTGCGCGCGGAGGAACCCTCCAACTCATGTTCGGATCGAATCTTTTCGAGCGGATCATCGTCACGCCTCGCGTGAAGGATGTCGGATTCGTCCTGTCCTCGACGGAGTTCCCCGTCGAAGTGTGGAACACGTTTCACGACGCGGCGCATGTCTTGACGGCGATCACGATCACGGGCGCGGGCGGGATCGAGATCGTGAATCCGTTCGGGTTGCCGAAGACGATCGGTCCGAAAGATTCGATCGTCCTCCAGGCGCTGATGCCGTCGTCCGGTCCGGCAAATATCGGGTTGGATGTCCTCTTCGTGTTCGCGGGGATCACGGGAACCGATCTTGCGGTTTCCGGGTCGCGGATTCTTCTGTTCTCAGTCGCTCCGGATTGGGATGCGGGGATCGAGGAAACGATCGCGTTTTTGACGGATGTATTCAAAGCGTACGACGACACGGAACAGCGGCGCGGGCTGCGATCGGCACCGCGGCGCGGGCTGAAATTCCGCGCGCAGGCGTTAGAGGCGCGCGACGCGGGCGGAATGGAGTCCCTGATCTGGGGGTGGCAGCATCAGCCATTCGGCGTTCCGTTCTGGCAGGACGCGCAACCCCTCGCGGCGGACATCACGGCGGGCGATCTGACGATCCAGGTGAACACGGTCGATCGTCTTTTTGCGGCGGGCGGACTCGCGGCGATCTGGAAAGACGAATTTACTTTCGAGGCGTTGACGATCCAGGCGGTCGCGGCGTCGACGATCACGTTCGCGGAGCCAACACAAAACGATTGGACGGCGGGGTACGGCGTGAAGATCGTCCCGGTTTTTCTCGGACGTCTTTCGAACGCGATCAAGGTTTCGCGGTTGGCATCTTTCGCGGATCAAGTCGAAGTCGAGTTCCAGGGCGAGGCGTTGCAGATCGCGCCCGCGCCGACGGCGAGTCCCGTGCAATTCCTCGGATTCGATGTCCTGGAGATCGCTCCGAATTGGGTTAGTGAGTTGGAACGGGAGTACAAGCGATCGACGATTACGATGGACCCGAAGATCGGTCCGATCACGGTCGACGACAAGGGCGGGACGCCGATCGTGTCGCATCCGCTCCCTTGGTGGCTCGATTCTCATGCGAAGGTAACGGCGTTGCGCGCGTTCCTCCTCGCGCGGCTCGGACAGCTGGTCCCGTTCTGGGTCCCGACGTGGGATCAAGATTTAGTCATGGCGTTCGACGCGTTGTCCGGGTCCTCGACGATCACGATCAAAACGGTCTTCTATACGCGATTTTTTTTCCCGGATAACGCGCGCAGGTATCTAGCGTTGATCCCGACGAGCGGCGCGGGAACGAATCGCTACGTCGCGGTGACGGGATCGGTCGACAACGGAGACGGAACGGAATCGCTCACATTGTCGACGGCGTTGTTCGCTGACGTGATCGCGGCGAACACGATGATTTCGTTTCTCACGTTTGCGAGGCAGGGAAGCGACGAGGCGGCGATCGTCTGGAGTACGACGGAATACGCGGAAGCGGTTGTCGCGATCCAGGAATTGCCGAAGGAGATTCCGGCGTGAGTTACAACGCGATGGAGTTGTCGACGGCGTCGTCGAGGCCGTACGAATTGTATCTGTTCCAGGGAACGGGGATCGAGGAGGCGGTCACGTCGGCAGATCAAACGATCGGGTATCTGTCCCACACGTTTATCCCGGCGACGATCTCACGGACGGAAGTCGACGAATCGAGTGAAGTCCAGTCGGGACAGATCAAAGTGTACGTTCCGAAAAATCATCCGATCGCGTCCCTGTTCGTCGGATATCTTCCGACGTCTCCGGTTTCGTTGACGATCTTCGGATCTCACTACGGAGATTCGGAAACGGGCGTCGTGTTTTCCGGGACGGTTGCATCGGCGCATTTCACGGACGAGGACGAGTGTGAACTGATTTGCAATTCGGACGAGTATCGGCTCCAGTCGAAGATTCCCCGGATGCAGTATCAATCGATGTGTCCGCATATTTTCGGCGACGCGGGATGTACGAAAGACCTCTCGGCGTTGACGTACGCGGGCGTCGTCTCCGCAATTTCGGCGGATGGATTGACGATCACGATCCCGGCGTTCGCGTCTCTTCCGCATCCGTTCAGGGCGGGATATGTCCGGAGTGGGAACGATCTCCGGATGATCGTCGATCAGGGCGGCAGCGGCGGGACGTTCTTCGTCGTCCTGATCGCGCCGATCGCGGGCCTCGAGATCGGCGCGGCGGTCGCGGGTACGTCGGGATGCGCGCAAACGTTCGACGCCTGCGTCGCGTATAACAATATCGCCAACTTCCTAGGATTCGATCTGATCCCCTTGTTGAATCCGTTCGATGCGAGTGTGGGATAAATGTTCTGGCTGATCCTGCTTCTCTTCATCGCGACGACGGTGATCGGCGAACTCCTCGCGCCGAAGCAGCAGAAACCGACGGCGGGCGCGTTGGGCGATTTCAATTTCCCGACGGCGCAGGAAGGGCGGTGTATCCCGTACGTTATCGGCGAGTGCAAGATCGGCGGCGGGAACACTGTTTGGTGGGGCGATCTGCGGATCGCGCCGATCACGAAACGCGCGTCGATCATCGCGTTTTCGTCGACGTTGATCGGATACAAGTATTACATCGGCGTTCAGTACGCGCTGTGTTGGGGCGGTCCCGATCTCGTTCTCGTCGGAATCCTCGCGAACAAAAAGGCGCTTCCGTATACGGACGTCACGGTGCTTAACGGGAACGGATCGGAGGATCGTCTAGTTCTTTCGGTGACAGGGCAATATCTGTTCGGCGGACAGGCTCCAGGCGGCGAAGGCGGCGTCGCGGGGGTGATGGATTTCTATCGCGGATTGTTGACGCAGCAGCCGAACGCGTACCTAACGCAGAAACAAGGACGCGTCACTCTCGATCAGTCGACGGGACTCGGTTACACGTACGCGGGAGTCGGCAACGGAACACTAGGATTTCTTTCCGGCGGTCCGTCTTCGTTGAATGAAACGATCACGGTCACGGCGCAATTTTTCGTCTCGGATACGACGTCCGTTCATTTTTTCAAAGAACAGTTTTCGGTCGACGGATCGGTGTCCGGTCACATCGGAACGGCATGGGCGGATTTCGCGTTTACATCCTCACAGATCAATTTCACGGTCGCGACGGGATCGATTCCCTTTTCGGCGGGCGATCGGTTCTCGATCCCGGTCGCGCATTCGCATCTTGCCCCGTCTTATCCGCGTCTCTGCTACGCGGTTATGAATCAGATGTACGTCGGAACGACGTCGTATCCGAAGCCGTTCGAATTCATCGTCCGGAGATGTCCTGATCCGTTCGGACAGGGGCCATCCGTCGCGCTCATTAACGGTAGCGACGGGAACGGCGTTCTCGGAATCTATGAACTGATGACGGACATTTATTTCGGGTTGGGGATCACGGCGGAAAAATTCAACGTTCAGTCTTTCAAGGATGCGGCGGCGACGGTCGCATCGGAAGGACTCGGGATTTCATTCCAGCAGGATTCCTTCGATTCCGCGGATTCGATCATCGGCGAAATTTTGCGGCACCTCGACGGGGTCATCTACACGGACCCGTCGACGGGATTGTGGACGGTCAAGCTGGCGCGCGCGGATTACGATCCGACGACGATCCCGGTTCTCGACGTGTCCTCGATCAAGTCCGTCGATTACGCGCGCGGATCGTGGGAGGAGACGCGGAATCATTTGATCGTGTCGTATCTTTCGCGGGATTCCAATTTCAACGTCCGCACGGTCCAGGCATACGATCTCGCGAACATCACGATCACGCGGGAAGTTCGGTCGGAGTCGATCGATTTCAAGTTCATCGGCGATCGCGGTACGGCGTCCCTGGTCGCAATGCGCGCGCTCAAGACGTTGTCGGCTCCTCTTGGAAAGTTGAAGATCGTCACGGATCGCAAGGCGTGGAATTTCCGGATGGCTGGAGTGTTCAAGCTGAATTGGACGCCTCTCGGAATCGAAGGAATGATTTTCCGGATCACGCATATCGGGTACGGGCAAGTCTCTTCGGGCGACATCACGATCGACGCGGTCGAGGACATTTTCGGGATCACGAATGTCGCGTTCGTTTCCGCGCCGGAATCGGGATGGGTGAATCCCGTCGGCGCTCCGGCTGCGCCCGTGCAACAAAAATTGTTCGAAGTTCCCTATCACCTCCTGATCGATGGCGGGATGGCTCTCGGACGATACGCGCTTGCGCTCGCAACGCGCGGCGACGCGACGTCGCGATCGTTTCAAATCTGGAACACGGACGCGACGGTGTACGAATCTGTTCCGGATGCGTCGTTCATTCCGTCGGCGCGGTTGGCGGCGAACTATCCGGCGTCGACGGCGGCGTTGGATGGAACGGGTTTCACGATTGTCGGGCTGATTGACGGCGCGGATTTAGCTTCCGGGACGGCGGACGATCTCGCGTCGGGAAAGCATCTTGTCTTGATCGACGATGAGATCATGGCGTGGCAAACGATCACTGATCCGGGAACGGGGATCGTCTCGATCTCGAACGTTCTTCGCGGGGTCCTGGACACGGTCCCGGCGTTTCATTCGTTGGGCGCGGTCGTTTGGTTCTTCTCCGAAGGCGCGGTCACGACGAAATCAGTTCCGGTTCTTTCCGACATTTCGGTCGAATCGCAGTTCCTTCCGGAAAACGATTTTGGCGCTTATCCGATTTCATCGGCGACGGGGCTTAGTCTTCTTTTCAATTCGCGATACGAACGTCCGTACCCTCCGGGAAATGTGCGGGTCAACGGCGGCGCGTATGGGTTTCGTCCGACGACGGTCCCGGCGGATTTGACTGTCACCTGGAATTCGCGGAATCGGTTGACGCAGACGGCGGCGGGAACGATGGTCGCGCAGGATTCGGGCGATTACGACGTCGGCGAAGTCGGGCAGTTCTATACAGTCGTGAAGAAAATCGGCGGGGTTGTCGTCGGAACAGTCACGGCGGGCGAGTCGTTCGTATACACGCAGGCGCAGCGCGCGATCGACGATCCCGATTTCACGAAGATCACGACACTCGAAATCTATTCGAACGTTGGGGCGTTGACGAGTTATTTCCCGCAGGTGATCTCCCTCAAAATGACAGCCCCGATCACAGGGCTTCCGTCGCCCGGGCGGTATGAATTCGGCGCGACGACAGTCGGCGGAGAGTTGATCTAAAAATGGTTTCCTTCGTTCAATCGAAGAGTGCTCATTCCCTTTCCGGGAACACAGTGTCGGCGACGTTTCCGGCGAACGTCGCGAGGGGAAACGGATTGATCGCGGCGGTGACGTGGATCGATCCGAACAATAACGCGACGCCGTATCCGTCGATCGACGTCGCGGACACGGCTCACGGCGCGTTTAATCCGCAGGCGCAAGCCCACGCAGGCCTCGGCGGGGATATTTTGACGCAGGCGTTTTTCATTCCCTTTTCGAAGATCGGTCCGAACGGTGCGGTCGTCGCGACGGCGTCGGTTCCTGGGATCATGTTCATCACGATTCACGAAGTCGCCCCGGACGCGGGACAAATCTTCGTCGCGGACGTTAACGGGCTAAATTGGGGAATCGGATGGACGTCGCAGTTCTCTTTCCCGTTCGGGACGTTGATCCGCACGTTCGGAGTGCCACGGAACGCGGACGCATACGCGTTGCTAGTGTTCGCGACACGGACAGGGAATATCAATCCGACGTGTCCGGGAATGACGAATCGAGAGTACGAAGCGAACACGACGCCGACCGGAAGTCTCGCGGTCCTCGGATCGCAGGCAACGTTCGACGAATTCGCGAATTTCGTCGGCGGTTGGGCGCAGGAAAATCCCGTCTGGAGTTTTCCGTCCTCGATCGTGAACGCGTTGCTTCTTACGTTCGCGTCGATCCCGGCGATCGCAGACGCGCCGACGGGCCTCGCGGCGTCGTACATGGTCAACGAATATCCGACGGCTCAAACGATCACGCTCGCGCAGGATCAGGGATTCGACATCCATTTCACGACGGACGGATCGACTCCGACGTCGGCGTCGCCCCTCTATACGGTCCCGTTCACGGTCACCGGGACGACGACAGTCAAGGCGATCGCGATTCAGCCGGCGGTTTCCGTTTGGCCGACGGCTTTCTGGGCGGATAGCGCCGTCGTGTCTGCGGTATACGACATTTTCACGGGGACGTGTGCGAATCCGGGAAACATAATCGACGGCGACGATTCGACGTTCGCAACGTTGACGTGTGTCGGTTCTGCGGGGGACGTGATCGCGGTCCGTGTGGATACGTTGCACGGGTTGACGGGAGGCGTCGGCGGGATCGTCGTCGATTTCGAAGTGACGCAGAACGATCTATTCGCGCCGTCGCAGACGCTTCCCGCGTGGAAGGTTAGCGCGTTCATCGGATCGACGGAAACGGTGATGGCGTCGGCGGCGCCGGGGGCGGGTCCGACGGCGCGACAGATCATCGCGCATCCGGTCCTGGCAGGCGTCGACGCTCTCACGTTTGCGGCGAAGATCGCGGCGATCTGCCAGCTCCCCGGCAGCTCGGGCGGCGTTCAGTTGAAAGTGTACGCGGCGTATCTGGAGGAACCGAGTCCGGCCGGTCCGGGTTTCGGCGAGCATTTCGGGGCGTTCGGATCGTAAAAAGGGGGAATCATGTCTGTTTCAGACGGGCCGAATCTCGGCGTAATGATTAACGCGCTCACGGGCGACGTCGACGACGTCGCATTCCGCGCGTTCCTTCGCGCGGTCGACGCGGTGCTTCAGTTGGCGGTGATTTCGAAAACGTTGGCGGCTCCTCCAGGAAGTCCGGCGAACGGCGATCGCTACATCGTCGCGGCGTCTCCGACGGGCGCATGGGCGGGACACGCGAACAATGTCACGGTCTGGACGACGGACAATCCGATCACCCCGTCGGGTTTGTGGGAATTCTATCCTCCGAAATTCGGATGGATCGCGCCCTGTCTCACGGACGGACTCGTGTACGTTTACAACGGAAGCGCGTGGATCGCATTAGGCGGCGGCGGGTCCTCGACGCTGGCGGCGGATACGGACGTTCTGATCTCCAGTCCGGCGGACGGCGATGTTTTGACGTACGTCGCCTCGGCGTCGAAGTGGGAGAACAGAGCCGCAAGCGGAGGCGCGCAGCCTTATTTGATCGTCGGATTCGTTCCAGGAACGCTCACGACGTCGCAGGATTTGATCGCGTTTCCCGTCGATCGTACGGTTAATTTTGCGGCGAATTTCAGCGGATCGCAGGCGACGCTGCAGACGGCGGCGACGGCAACGACGGTCTTCATCATCTACAAAATTGTGGCGGGAACGCCGACGCAGATCGGAACGATAACTTTTCCGGCCTCCGGGACGGGAGGAACGTTCGCGTCGACAAGCGGCGCGGCACAGTCACTCGCCGCGGGGAACGTGCTCCAGGTCCTCGCGCCTGTGTCGGCGGATGCGACAGCGGCGGGACTAGGTTTCACATTGTCGGGAACGAGGTAAGCGAATGACGCAACTCGCGACAGACAATTTCACCCGCGCGGATGCCAACCCGATTAGTGGGCCTTGGACAGTGGCGAGTGGATCTCCGCGTGTTCAAATCCTTAGCAACGTCGCGGCGGCGGCTCTCACAACTCCGCCGGAATTTGCGTTCAACACTTCGGTGTCGTGGCCAGCAGATCAGTATAGCGAAATAACCGCAGGAACATTGACCGACACGTCTTGGTACATCGGTCCAGCGGTGCGACTAGATGCGACGGCGCAGTACGGATACGTTTTTGTTTATTCGGCGGGTTCCCATGTTGCGTTTTTGCTTAAGTACACCTCCTCCGGACAGGTCACTCTAGCGAGTGGAACGTTCACGATCCTTTCGTCGGATGTCGTTCGTTTGACGGTGATCGGGACGTTTCTTTTAGTCACGCAAAACGGCGCGGTCATTTTGGCGGCGACGGATTCCGATATCGCGATAGGTTCGGCGGGCATAGGTTTCTATACAACGGGACCGCTGACAAACACGATCGGGTTGTGGGCGGCGGGAACGCCGGATTCCGTGCCCATCGCAGTTACGGACACGTTCGGTCGAGCGGATCAGAATCCGATTGCGGGGAATTGGACGAACGTCGCACCCGTGGCGAACATCACGGGAGCGGTGCAGCTTCTGTCCGGCAAGGCCACGGAAACGGCCACGACGTTCTTCTCTATGGCGTTTTGGAACGCAGACATCTTCCCTTCCGATCAGTATTCCGAAATGAGTTTTTCGGCGTTTGGTTCAGCGGGCGTTGACGGTCCCGCAGTCCGCATCACGGGCGCGGGGAACGGTTACATGGGTTTGTACAGTGCAAGCGCGAGCACTCTCTACATAGACAAAATCGCGGCGGGCAATGCGGCGGGGTTGGGTTCTTTGGGCGGGGTGACACTGAGTCCCGGCGACGTCCTGCGATTAGAAGTCGTCGGCTCAACCCTCACATTGAAAGTAAACGGCGTGACGAAGCTCTCAGCCTCGGACTCGACTTTCTTGTACGGTTCGGCGGGGATGTTTTTGTACGGGACATCCGGCTTCGCATCTGGAATGTGCGAGTTTTGGGGCGGCGGTGATTTTGTGAGCGGTCCTCCTCCGCCCACTCCGAATTCCGTTTTTTCCGTAATCACGTAGAATCGGGAAGTGTTTTGGGTGATCCAGTTCACGGCGGGGACTCCTCCGACGTACATCGCGGAAGGCGGCGGGTTGACGTATCAGTTCGTCAAGGCGCGGCGGTACGCATCGAAAGCGGACGCAGAAAAGCGGATGGCAGTTCTACAAATGCCCACTTCGTGGGAGGCGGTCGGGTACGCAATCAAGAAAAACGCGTTGCCGTCCTCCAGGACGAACGATCTCGACTCCCTCTAGTGGGTTGGGACCTCCCGGAATCCTGCGTTCGTTGGCCCCGGCGGGATTCGCGGCGTTCGTGAAATAAACGCGATCCAGTGGGAAACCTGAGTTACTAGTCGAGTCCCCCCTCTATCCTTCCCTGATTTTCAGGCACACGATCAGATCATGCGGACATTGATCGGGGAAAGCGGGAGGAAAATCGGATGCACGTAATTATCTGTTTGTGTTTTTGCGTCTTGTGTTTAGGTGCGGGCTTCGTCGGCGGCTGGTTGTCGAAAACCGGACCGACGAAAGTCGAGCTCGAGAATTGGAAAGCGCGTCTGGAGTCGTCGATCGATAAAGACGAGGCGACGGCGCGCGGGTCGATCGGGGCGATAGTCGCGGAAATCAAAAAGAAATTGTAATGGCGCGCGCCCTGAAATGGATCGTATCGATTCTTTCGGAGGCGGACGGGACGGGATCATCCTCGCGGATCGCGATGATGATGGTAATTTTTGCGGTCGCGTTCTCTCTTGTCTTCTTCGTCATCGTCACGCATCCTCATCGGTTTCCGGACGGAAATGTGATTCTCGGATTGTCGGCGTTAGTGACGGCGGCGGCGTCGATCTACGGCGCGAACGCATGGAAGACAAAGCCGTCAGACGCGGCTCCGGTCGTCCCGGCGGAAGACAGTCCAGTGAAAGGCGTCGACGATGATCCTCACGGCGGTACACGGTAAAATCGCGGCGGGAGTCCTCGCGGCGGGCGGCGTTCTGTACGGCGGATACACGTTAGTCCAGGAACACGACGCGCGCGTTCGGGCGGAAGCGGTCGTCGCAGCAAATGAAAAGATCGCGAAGACGGCGGAGGCGGCGGCGATCGCGTTGAAAGATGAGATCGCGAAACGGGATCAGGCGTCGGCGGATCGCGAGAAGGCAATGATCGACGCGGTTGCGAAATTGAAAACGACGCCGCAGATCGTCCCCTACGTTCAGTCGAATCTTGCGCCAAACGCTCCGGTCCCGATCATCGTCAACGTTCCGGCGGCGACAGCGTCGAATCCTACGCCGAACGCGGTGATCTCGATCCCTCAGGCAGACCTCCCGGCGCTCCGGGATCGTTTGAGTAATTGCGATTTGAACGCGAATCGGTTGACTACGTGCGAAGCGGACGCGGTCACGAACGCAGAACGGTTGCGTCTCGCGGGAGTGGCGTTGTCGGCGGCGGAGAATGAGCGCGACGCGTACAGGACGGAATTGAAAGGCGGGACGTTCTGGCGTCGAACGAAGACGGCGGCGAAGTTTGTCGGGTTGGGCGTTGGGATCGCGATCGCGGCGGCGTGCGGATCGGGACACTGCAAGTAGATACGGGGGACCCCGGTCCAAGTTCCAGAAATCCCGAAGTCCCCCGTTTTGAGAACCCAGCCGCCGAAAGCATAGCAGGAAACGGGGCGATCGTGTATCGTCTGAATTCAGTAGTCCTCCGCAGTACCTCCCCGTGCGGTTTCCTTCCTTGTTTCTCGCGACCCGATGGCGGCGCGGATGCCCTCGAATCAACATCCCGCCGCCAGTCCTCAGGGCGAGAGACGAACGCGATGTATGATTTCTTTAATCATTTCCAAGATCAGCGGCGACAGTAGCGCGATCGCGCCAGAGAAAAGGCCGGTCACGATCCAGTATTTCATTCTCAGCGTCGATGCAACCTGTTCGCGTTTCGCCGTCTCTTTGCGCGACTCGTCGGCCGAGTCTTCGAGAGTGCGGATTCTCTTGTACGCGAACTGGATATCCTGATGCGCTTTTACGATGTCCTTTTCGGATAGCGCGGCAGCAGTGAGGAGTTGGCGGCGTTGTTCTTCCTTGACGTCTTTCAGCGTTTCTAAAACGTACGTACGCCACTCGTTCCATTCTCCGGGCGTGTCAGTCATTGCGGGGAACCTCTTTTTTGAAACTAGCACGCCACATGCGGCGGCGCGCGCAGTGGGGCGATCAAGTTCTTCGTCTGAAATAAGGTACAGCTCGCGACTGTCCGCTCGTTCTACCTAAAATCGGTACCTTAGTCATCTTGTCCGTTCTTGGTGATTCTTGCACTCTCTTTATAGAGGCGAACGAGATGACGAACCCAATCAACGAAATCAAGGCAACACCGGCCCCCCGCAAGTCGAATTCCTTCCCCGTCGTCTGTCTCGAATGCGGGAAGAAATTCAAGACGGCGTCCTTCGATCCGGAGTGTCCGAAATGCGGCGGCGTCGATCTGGACGTGCAATCGTGAACGGCGAGCGATTGCCGGTCGCGGGATCATGCATCGTCTGCCGGAAGCAGACGGAATCAGTAGTCCAGTTCGACGCTAACGACACGGCGTTCCTCTGTCCGCCGTGCGGGCAGAGTTTGCGCGAAGAGGAGACGAGCGTCTGTCTTTGCGGCGCGCCGATGAAGGACGGGAAGTGTAGCGTCGAGGGTTGCGTCGCGTCCGCATAGTTCGCTAGCCCTTCACTGTCCGCTCGTTCTGAAAATCAGTACCTTCGTTCTCTTGTTAGCCCTTGGTGTGTCTTGTATTCTCTTTATAGAGGCGGGGAAGAGATGAAAGCCAGAACACGAATCCTAGCAACGATGGCCCTAGTCGGAATCTTCTCGGCCACAGTGGGCGGCGCGGAATCCTACGTCGGGCGGCTCCGGTCCATGCGCGGCGAATCGTACGCGACGGTTACATGCACGGCGTATATCTGCAAGGCGAAGAGACACGCGACGATCTCCGCGAAGGACATGCTCACGTCGGGCGCGTTCGTCCGGATCGAGAAGTCCGAAGTCCAGGCGGGCGACATAGTTGATTTCGGCGGCGTTCACGTTGCGGTGAGTGTCGGGAATGGCGAGTGGTTTGATTCTACGCCGCGAAAGGGAGTCGGCCCGATGCAGGCGGCGGCGGGCGATTTCTGGTATTCGGGCGTTCCGGTTTATCTGCGATGGAAATAAAGAGAGAGGCGCAAATGTCAAAACACATCATCGAAACCGCAGGGGCGGAATGGATCGGCGTCCAGGAGTCGAGCGACGGTCGGATCATCTTGTTTCGCGATCCGGTTACAATGTCGACGATCGGATTGTTCGAGCAAGGTCTAACGGTCTGCGCGGTCACGGCGCGGCTCGAAGCAACGCGGAAAGTGTTCGGGGCGGGCAAGTGAATTTACTCTTGCGCGCGATCTGGGCGTTGTTCGCTACCCCTCCGGCGTTGCTCGATCGCGAGTGGACGCGATGGAAAATACGCAGAGCGAGGCGGCGGTTAGGGCTTTGATGTTTTGCATCCGTAGCAAAAAATTCGTGCCGGATTCCGGCGGAGAGTTGAGGTAGAATGATGGCAACTGATGTCCTTACGAGGAGAATGTCCCCAATGGCTAGGAAAGCGAGATTCGCGCGGGTGTCTGGCCACCGCGATCAGAAGGAAGAGAAAGTCGAAACAAAAGTGATCTACCTCAATCTCCCGGTCGACGTCGCGGCGCTCCTAGAAGCGGAAGCGGCGGCGGAGGAACGTCCGATCTCCGTCCAGGCGGGACGAATCATCAAACAGTATTTCGACGCAAAAAAGAAATCGTAAACGGTCGAGGCGAATGTCACGGTCCCGGCGTCGCGCGGGGATCGTCGCGAACGTCTCAAACGTTCGAAGCGGAAAAAGTGAAACGAGATGATGAGTCCTGAGAACGAACTGCTCAAGGGCGGCGTCGAGTTCTTCGTTTTGGCGGTTCTCTATTTTATCCCGTCGTTCGTCGGGCACAAAAAGCGGGCGGCGAATTCGATCGCGTTGACGAATTTCTTCTTCGGATGGACGGTCGTCGGTTGGATC